GTTTATATCTTAGATAAAAATGATAAAAGAACGCATGTTGAATTTGGTGACGGAACTAATGCCTTTATCCCATCAGATGTAATATCAGTCCAAGAAAAATCTTTAAATGAATTTGTAGGTAAAGAATTAGAAGACAGAAATAATCCCCTATATGACAAACTAGTAGCAGGACAAGGCAAATCAGAAACAGTGGAAGGTGAAATACTAAGAGCTATTAATAGAGTAGCTTACCGTTATTATAATGATGGGGACAAATACTTTGAAGGATACGGTACAGAAACAGCAGGACCAGCACATTCATTCTTAGTCAACGCTAACCATCCTTTAAAATCAGCAATGTCTTCAATTTTTGATGAACCTTCTGGGGATAGTTCTTATGAAAGAATGCTGAAAGATGCTTTAGGTATAATTTTAGATTATATTGAATCAAAACAAGGCAAATACACCCCCAATAACGTAGGCGATATATTTGACTATGAGCCTGAATTTGAAGATAATGAAGATGATTATGATGATGATCCTTGGGGATATAACGACGAAGAAGACGATGATTACTACAATGAAGTAAAAGGTAACAAATGTGCCTGCAAAAAACAAACTAAATGTAAATGCTCAGTTACTATCAAGGCATAGACGATAATAAAAATAATACTAGCAAATAAGATATGCATAAATTAGAAAAACTAATACTAGAAAGCTACGCTGAAATTTTAGGTGAAGAAGAGAAAAAAGTACTTCGATTAAGTGACTTAACACCTGTAATGAGAAAAGCACTAGAAAAGAGATACGGTAAATCTATAGATCCCGATAAAGATTTTGTTAGTACGGATCTAGAAACATACTACTTTACTAGCGGTATTAATAAAGAAACAGGATCAATAGATCATAAAGTATACGATCTTCCTTCTTTTCAAAGCTTATACTTTGGATATTCAGACATTATAGATGATGTAAAACAGCTAATGAGAGTAGCAGATGTTAGAAATGATAAAGCTGCAAGAGAGTTATTTGAACTTATTAAATCAAATTTTAGACAGATACAAAAGTACCTTAGAACAGAAAGACCGGATCAATACCAACTCATGAAAACAACCAGGTCTTTAGAGGAAAACATATCAGCTCTAAAAGAGTATAGGTTGTCAATAGGCAGTAAAGAAGTAGCTAGAATAAATAAAGTAGGTTTAAATCCTGAAGACTGGACAGTAACTTTTGTAGACGGTACAGAAGAACCTTACCTGAACCACTTGAGAGAAATAACTGATATTAACGACCCAGTACTTATCAAAACTAGAGCTGCTAGAAAAAGAGCAGCTGATATGAAAAAACTAGATGATTATAAAAAATCACCAGAAGGTAAAGCAGCAGCTAGAGCATTTGCTAGTAAAGAAAGTAGAGAGGTTAAAGCTAGAGAAATAGTTCGTAAGTTAAAAATCAAAAGAGCTCAAGTAGAAAGAGAAATGGAAAATGATCCAGGTACCGAACCTCAAGGAGGTCCAGTATCAGATATGTACGGGGATCAATTAAATAAAATTGACAATGCTATCGAAAAAGCAGCATCTGTATATAGTAAACCTATGGACTACGATACAGCAGTCGGTAAAGTTAGTGAAAACGACAAAGGACGTCCATTAGGAGAAGTTATTGACAGTCAATTTATTGCTAGGAATAGAGATAGCGTAGTTGCTCATATAGAAGAGTTACTAGATGATATGGGAACTTCAGAAGTAGCAATGGAATATCTTGGATACTCTGAGGAAGAAGCAGAGGATGCTGATCACACTGTAAGAGCAGATGCAGCTAATAAAATTGCTAACGATCCAGAATTAGCTTCAGAGTTTTTAGATGAAGACGATATTAAAAAAATAAAATCAATTAACTTAAAGGAAGGTGAAGGAGATGATCATCACTATATTAAAGTAAAAGCAAATGATTATAAGAAAGCTATGGCTATTTTAGATCAAAACGTAGATACAACTTATGTTAAAATGGATGTTGTTGATAACGACGGAGCTGGCAATGTAATAATATACTTTACATTTAGACATGAAGACGGTTTTGACGACATGTATGACGATTCAGGAAACCCAGATTCAGAATTCTACCAAGAACCAGAAGAAAATCCAAATTCATTTGTTTACGACGCAGCTATGGACTTAAGAGCTAATGATATTACTATAGTAGACACTTCTGCAGATATAGATGAAGCATTAAATGAAGAAGCAGGATCGGAAACAATATTAGAAGATGCTACAGACATAATGCTACAAAAATTCCCAACATTAAAAGCAACATTAATAAGACTTCAGACAGAAGACTTTAAAGAATTTGTTAATAAAATTGATTGGATATCTCCTAGACCAACGGAATTTAGAATTAACCTAACCAATGGACAGGATTATATTTTAAAGTGGACAGGTAAAGGGTTTGAAGCTCAGATACAAGGTAAAAGGTACTTCCTGAATAAAATAAATGAGTTCCAACAAGCATTGGATAAATTAGCAATTTTATATAAAGAAGGTCCAATGGGAGAACCAGAAGAACCAGTAGAACCAGCAGATACCGATAGTGGATCTTCCAGTAGCGGAGGAGGAGACTTCCCCGGAGAAGAAGGCGGCGGAGATTCCGGAGTTGATGCTCCAGAAGGAGATGATACAGCAGATATTGGCGATGAAGAAGGTGGAGCTGATTTAACAGACGAACCAGTTGATTTTGAAGAACCAGCTGAAGAACCAGAAGTATAAAACAAAAACAAAAACAAACACAATGGATAATTTTGATTTAAGAAAATTTTTAGCTGAAAATAGAAAACCAGTTAACGAAAACCCACAAGATCACAGTGATGAAGAGGAGTTAGAATTAGATGCCGACTACGATAAAGGCGGTAAATACTACAGTGAAGATGGAGCAGAAGCTTTCAGGATTCAACCTTTTAAACTGAATAATATTGAATATACTAAACACGAAGCAAATCGTATGGGTAGGTATATTGTAGGGTTAGAAGGTGAAGAACTTAAAAAATTTATTTCTGATTATATGGGAGCATGGGAAGCAGATAAAGGAGATACAGAAGCCGGCCGTACTTTCAAAGAAGAACTAGATGCATAATGAACCTTATAGATAAAGTCATATTAGAATGGTCATATAAGACTAAAAAAGGATACCCTGACATTAACAGTCAAGAGGATATGTCTTTGTTTGAATCTATATTTGGTTTTAAATTATATGAGACACCACTATCTCCTGGTGAACTTGCTAAAGTTTCCAAAGACGGAGAAAATAAAGGTACGAAAAGAATTGATATACTGATAAGTAAAATAAAGAATAGCCAACCTTTAAAGTTAAATGATTCCGAAGAGACTTTTTTAGTTCATGATCCTAAAGGAGAAAAAGTAGCTGAGTTAGAAAATTGGGATGAAACTAAAGGAAGGGTAACTTTAACTAATAAAGAAGGAGACTCAATTACTACTTCTAAGTTGGAAAAAACATCTGAATTTGGCGGAGGAAAAGGCTCAGGTGGAGGAGCACTTAATACCGATCTTCAAGAATCCGCACAATGCTTAGTTAATGCAATAGCTTTTAGACTTAAAGGAAGTGCAATAGATGAGAAAGATTTAACAAAAGAAAATTTAATAAAAGCTCAAAAATACACATCAACTACTTCAAGCTTAGAGGAGATAGTACTTTTTATAGAGAGTAGAGAAGATTGGATTCAACCTCTAATAGCAACTGCTAATAAGATACTAGAAGTAGTAAACAAAACAAATTTCGAGTTCCATAGAGGATCGGATTTCGTAAACAAACTATATGGTGCATGGAAAACAGCTAGGAAAAAGGGAGGACTTGGAAGAATAGACGACAATAAATGGAACCCAGGAGACATCTGGGCGGTTGATACTTCAATAAAGGGAATAACTTTTGAAACTGATTTAACTGATTTAAATAATCAACTTATAGATTTATATAGGAATAAATCTTTAGTTGGTATATCTCTTAAAAAAACTTCCACACCTTCTTCTAAAGTATATAATTTTGAAAAACAAGAAGCACCTGGTACATTTAACGGTGAATATAACGCTTCTTCAAAATCTTTAGATGTTTACCTATACTTTACTAATGGAGCTAAATTACAATTAAGAGACTTTGGTAGTTTCCAATTCCAGGGAGAATTAAAAGGCACAGAAGCAGCAGGAGGTAAAATTGGTGGAGGTCCATTAAAAATGTTCTTAGATAGAAATAACCTTGGTCCAATACCAACTAATAGTGAAGCAAAAATAATGGCTAATGATCTTAATGATAGTTTTATTGAAAGATTTAGTTACTTATTAAAGAAATATACCGGTATTAATCCTAGTAGAGAAGATATTGAAAATACATTTACTAAACAATTTATATTTTCAAAATACCAAGCTTTAGAAGTTCTAGATGCTTTTAAGACCGGGAGTGAAGAAGATGTTAAAAATGCATCCTCGGACGTATTACTTTATGCAGGTAGCCAAAGCTCTATCTCTTCAGTGTACGTAAAAATAAGTTAGTTATGGCAAAAGACATAAAAAAGATAATAGCACAAGAGTATATCAAGTGTGCTAAAGATCCAGCATATTTTATGCGGAAATACTGTTATATACAGCATCCTACTAGAGGGCGTATATTATTTAATCTATATCCATTTCAGGATAAAGTATTACACTTATTTAGAGATCATCAATACCTAATTACTCTTAAATCTAGACAGTTAGGTATATCTACTTTAGCTGCAGGTTATTCTCTATGGCTTATGTTATTTCATAAAGATAAGAACGTACTTGCTTTAGCAACAACTCAAGCTACTGCAAGAAACTTAGTTTCTAAAACTATGTTTATGTACGATCAATTGCCAAAATGGTTAAAGCTACCTGCTTTAGAAAAAAATAAACTATCTTTAAGACTAAAGAATGGATCAAAAATTACAGCTAAATCTTCTAACGCCGATGCTGCAAGATCAGAGGCAGTATCACTACTACTTATCGATGAGGCAGCCTTTATTGATAACATTCAAGAAACGTTTACAGCAGCACAACAAACCCTAGCAACTGGTGGTCAATGTATGGCATTATCGACTCCTAACGGGATAGGTAACTGGTTTCACCAAACATGGGATAAAGCTGAATCAGGAGAAAACAGTTTTGTACCTATTAGACTACCTTGGACAGTTCACCCTGAAAGAAACGAAGAATGGAGAATACAGCAAGATGCAGATCTAGGTCCACGAATGGCAGGACAAGAATGTGACTGTGATTTCTTAGCATCAGGAGATACAGTATTTGAACCTGATGATATGCTCTTTTACGAACAAACGTACCAAAAAGATCCACTAGAAAAAAGAGGAGTAGATGGTAATTTATGGATATGGGAAGGAGTAGATTATTCTAAAACGTATATGGTCGTTGCCGATGTAGCAAGAGGTGACTCTGCAGATTACTCAGCATTTCATATATTTGATATAGAAAATTGCGTCCAGGTAGGTGAATACAAAGGTAAACTTTCCCCTAAAGATTATGGAAACGTACTAGTAGGAATAGCATCAGAATTTAACGATGCTTTACTGGTAGTTGAAAACGCTAACATAGGATGGGCTACAATAGAACAGATACTAGAAAGAGAATATAAGAATCTATACTATAGCTCTAAATCACAAATGGAAACAGTAGAGTCTTATATGACTAAATACGAAAGAGACAAACTAGTACCTGGATTTACAATGTCAGTTAGAACTAGACCCTTAGTAATAGCTAAGATGATTGAATACATTAGAGAAAAAGGAGTTACAATACAGTCTAAAAGGTTAATAGGTGAGATGAGAGTATTTGTATGGAAAAATGGTAAACCACAAGCACAAATTAACTACAATGATGACCTACTTATAGCATGTGCTACAGCACTTTATGTAAGAGATACAGCATTAAGATTAAGACAACAAGGAATGGATCTAGCTAGAGCTCAACTATCATCATTTCAAAATTTAAACGCTCAAAACAAAGGAGTCATAAGATCAGTTGGAAACCAGCAAAATAATCCGTATATTGTAGATAATGGCTATGGACCCGAAGATATTTCTTGGTTACTTTAAACGAGCTATTTATAATAGATATACTAATAAAACAGAGCATTAATGGCTGATACTTCTCTTTTTGGGAGACTAAGAACACTCTTCTCCTCCGATGTAATAATAAGAAACGTAGGTGGCGACCAGCTTAAGGTTGCTGATATAAACAATATACAAACAACAGGTAATTTTGAAACAAATTCACTAGTTGATAGATTTAGTAGATTGCACATATATAATAATAAAAATATATACAATCCAAATCTAAATTACCAAACCCTAAGAGTACAGTTATATTCTGATTACGAAGCAATGGACACCGATCCTATAATAGCATCAGCATTAGATATTTTTAGCAGAGAAGCAACACTTAAAAGTGATCAAGGAGAAGTACTCTCAATTAAGTCATCAGATGAAAATCTACAAAGAGTACTTTACAATCTATTTTACGATGTATTAAATATAGAATTTAACTTATGGTCATGGGTTAGAAATATGTGTAAATATGGAGACTTTTTTTTAAAACTCGAAGTTGCTGAAACATTCGGAGTATATAACGTGCTTCCTTACACAGTCTATAATATGGCAAGATATGAAGGACTCGACCCAGAAGATCCAGGAAAAGTCCAATTCGCAATAGACCCAGATGGTATTATGGCTTCAAACGAACCTACGTACGTACCTAAAAGAGATAGTAATGCAATAGTACTAGACAATTACGAAGTAGCTCACTTTAGATTATTATCAGATACTAACTACCTACCTTATGGTAGATCATACATCGAACCAGCTAGAAAAATATTCAAACAACTTACATTAATGGAAGATGCGATGCTGATACATCGTATAATGAGAGCACCAGAAAAAAGAACTTTCTTTGTAAACGTAGGATCTATACCTCCTGCAGAAGTTGATCAGTTTATGCAAAAGACTATCAACACAATGAAAAAAACACCTTATGTTGACCCTAAAACAGGGCAGTATAATTTAAAGTTCAATATGCAGAATATGATGGAAGACTTCTACGTACCTGTAAGAGGAGGAGATGCTTCTACTAGAATTGAAACAACTAAAGGACTGGAATACGATGGAACAAACGATATAAACTACCTACAGGCTAAAATGTTTGCCGCTCTTAAGGTACCTAAAGCATATTTTGGATATGAAGGAGATTTACAAGGAAAAGCTACTTTAGCAGCAGAAGATATAAGATTTGCCCGAACTGTAGAAAGAATACAGAGAATATTAGAATCTGAATTAACTAAGATTGCGTTAGTACATTTATATACACAAGGATTTACTGGAGAAAGTTTAACAAACTTTGAAATAGCGTTGACTAATCCGTCTATTATATTTGAACAAGAAAAAGTAGCACTACTTAAAGAGAAGGTTGATTTAGCTAATCAAATGAAAGACTCTAAACTATTTTCAACAGATTATATATACGATAGTATATTTAATTTATCAGAAGATAAGTATAACGAAATGAGAGATCTAGTAAGAGAGGACTCTAAACGAACCTTTAGATTAGGTCAATTAGAAGCAGAAGGAAACGATCCAGCTAAATCTGGACGCTCTTACGGTACCCCTCACGACTTAGCATCTATGTACGGTAGAAGAGCAACCTCAACAGAAAAAGGAAACAGCCCAGGAGAAGTACCTCCAGGATATAGCGAAATAGGACCTGAAGGAGGTAGACCAAGAGAAAAAATGTCCGTTTACGGTACTAATAAGGACCCATTAGGAGGTAGAGATAGATTAGGAGTACACGGAATGCACGGAGGATTTGACTCAGATAATGAAAACGTAATGGAATCTAACAATCTTCTTACACAAAAAGTATACCATCAAATAAAAGATTCATTCAAACAAGATAAAAAAATGGTATACGAAACAAAAAATAAAGATAAGTCTAAACTATTAGATGAGAATCAACTTAAAGATTTAGATAACTAGCCCATATTTATATATAGGAACCGTACATTATGAAGATAAAACATTCAAAGTTTAAAAATACCGGCCTGATTTACGAACTATTAGTAAAGCAGATAGCAGCAGACACTTTGTCAAAAAGTGAATCACCAGCTTTAGGTATACTCAAAGAGTTTTTTGCAGGTAGTTCTATACTAGCTAAAGAATTGAAACTTTATGAGTACATACTTAAAAATACTAATTTAGTTGAAGTAAAAGCAGAAACAGTTTTATCAACTATTACTGAAATTTCTAGAAAGCTAAATCAAAAAACTCTGAAAGAACAGAAGTACAGGCTAATCTCAGAAGTTAAGAAACATTATAATATTGAAGAGTTCTTCGGTATACAGGTTAGAGACTATAAAGCACTAGCAGCTATGTACTGTCTTTTAGAAGCACAAAATTCTAGCACTCTAGTTGCACCGGAATTTTTAATAAATAATAAACTTACTATTATAGAACATTTAACTTCTTCTAAAGCAGATAAAAATACAGTAAAAGATACATTAATTGAAGAGTATGCCAAGTACGATAAGGACTTAAGGTTACTTACATATAAAATTCTTTTAGAGAAGTTCAACACAAACTACAAGAATCTTTTACCAGAACAGAAGTATATACTTAAAGAGTTTATAACTTCAGTTGATTCAACAACTAGACTAAGAAATATAGTTAATGAAGAAATATTAAAAATTAAAAAGCTTATTAGTGAACTATCCTCTGGAATAAAAGACGAAGTAGTAAAAATAAAATTAGAGGAAGTAGTTAAATCAATAAAGATTTTAACTAAGACAGAAAAAATAACAGATAACCACCTTATTAATCTTATGCAATATTATGATCTGGTAAATGAGATGAAATTGCTATGAAAAAGAGCACAATAAGAAGAGCTATAAAAGAAGTAATAGAAGAACTTAGCACCTCAGCAGCAGCAGGAGGATATCAAACTCCATTTGCCTTTAGTAAAAAAAAAGGTGATAATAGAGCAACAAAACAAGCTGAAAAGCTAGGTTTTAAAAAAGTTAAAAATAAAAAAAGACCTTATAACACTAAAATGTTTGATTACTTAGATGAAAACAATACAAGAAAAATATAACGCAGTTGTAGAGGGTAAATTCTCTAAACAACAATTCCTTAAAGATGCTAAGAGAGAACTATCTCAATTCCTATCTCCCTTTAACGGATTTCCGGACACAGTATCAATCCTTAAAAGTAAAGGTATTCTTCATGAAGTAAAAAAAGAAGAAGCTTCACTAGAGTATGAATGCCCGGTATCTGAATACTCGGTTGAAGACTTAAGAAGAGGAGTAGACTTTGAATTAGAAAAAGCTGGAGTAAATTCCGCTGGTACCGTAAATAAAGAGGATAGAGATAAAGCAGAAAAAATTGCAATCAAGAATCTTGAAAAAGACAGAATGCACTATCTAAATATATTAGCAGGTGAATCAGCAAAAGTTGATAAGCATGATAAAATGGTAGAACCAACTGATAAGAATAAAGTAGATACTTTTAACGGGATGAAAAAAGCTGAACTAAAAGAGGAGTACACTAAAGAAAAGTTACTTAAAAGATTAGGTGATGCAGACGATGCACACATTCAAACAGGAAATGGAAGAGAGTATGTAATTTATAATCCTAACTCTAACAATGACGATAATGCTGCAATGTGGCATGATACTTCAGTTTTTGCTTTAGATAAAGATGGTGGCGAGCATGAAATAGATTATAAAGATATAGGGTTGGTTATGGTACAAGAAAGTAACCAAGAAGAATCAATTGCTAATTTTATTATTAAGTATTACACAAACCCTAAAACAGGTAAGAGTTTAATTGATGATGAAATTATAGGAGACTTCTTTAAAACACATCCTGAATCAAGAGATCAAGAACCTGAAGATGCATTGGATAACTTTCAAGAGTTTTTATCAGTAAATTATGAAAGCCCTGGAGATTACATGCAAGAAACAGAAACGATCTCAGAAAGAGAACCTGGATCGAAACCTGAAAAAGGAGAAAAAGAATTTGAAGAACTTAAAGAAAAAGTAGCTAAATCTGTTGACGATGTTATTGACCCAGCTGAATATGGAGCAATAGGAGCAGGATACTTAAGTGGGTTCAATAAACCACATTCTTTATCTGCTGATGATTTAGAAATACTAGGAAGAAAAGTAGTAGATACTTTACATAAAGGAGATTTTAATGCAGCAAAAGCAAAGTTTGTAGCAGAGGCTATGTCTGATGGTGAAATGGAGACTATAAAGAATTACACTCCAGGAAGTATAGATGAACGCCCTCATGAATATAAACTAGGAGACAAATTTTCAAAAGACTTTGATTACGACGGAATGTTAAAAGCAGGACTTAGACTTAAAATAAGTACTCCTTTAGAAAAAATGCAAAAACTCTATGACTCTTTTGAAGATGTAAATTACCATAGAGAAAATGGACATTTAGGTAACGCTATAGACTACATACAAGATGGAGATAAAAAAGGAGCTTTAGACCACTTAAAAATGTTTAGACAAGCAGTCCGTAGAACTCTTGGAGAAATAGACGAAGGTGCCGATAAGGTAAAAAGAGTAGTTAAGGATAGTAACATACAAGAAAGTAGAGGTGCTTTCGATATGTGTGTTAGTGCTATTCAAGACATTGCAGTTGATGGGGATATAAGCGAAAGAGAAGCTGCTATGGAAATGATGATTGGTATTGCTGATAAGTATGATTTCGATATGGCAGGATTAGAGTCTCAACTTTTTCACGGAGACGATG